ACTTTGGAGAACGGTTGACACGTCTCATCTAGCGGCGAGGTCGTGCAATGAATTCTGACATCGTAACAGTTTCAAGAATGCGGTCATTTAATGCTTGTCGACGATTGCATTTCTATAAGTACGAGCTTGGCTATCGTTCCATCGTCACGTCAGAGGCGCTGTCATTCGGAACGCTGATCCATGCGGGCCTCGAAGCCTGGTGGAAGTCTGGCGGAAGTCTCCCCGCTGCCCTGGCGGCCATGCAGGTGCAGCCCGGCGAAGCAGACGCGGTCACAATGGCCAAGGCCACTGTGTTGCTCACTGGCTACGATGCCAGATGGTTGCCCGAGATGGCAGCACTAGAAGTGCTCGGCGTCGAGGTTGAGTTTCGAGCGCGCATCCGCAATCCTGCGACGGGATACCCCTGTCACGATCTTGAAGTATCCGGTAAGCTCGACGCTCTGGTTCGTCGGCGCAGCACCGGCAAGGTGTGGTTCGTCGAGCACAAGACTAGCAGCGAAGACCTGGCGGCAGGCTCGACTTACTGGCAGCGCTTGCGAATGGATCCGCAGGTCAGCGTCTACCACGAGGGCACCAAGGCACTTGGCCACGAAGTAGAGGGCTGCATCTACGACGTGATCTCCAAATTTGGCGAGCGGCCCAAGCTGGCCACGCCGCTGGACAAACAGAAGCGAACCAAGGACGGGAAGCTCTACGCGAATCAGCGAGAAAAAGACGAGACGGTCGAAGAATTCACTTCGCGGATTTCGGCGAAGATGGCAGAGTCGCCGGACTCGTATTTCGGCCGCGCCGAGGTGGTTAGGACCGACTCCGAGTTGACCGATTCACAACAGGACGTGCATACTACGGCCCTGATGATTCGCGACGAGACCAGGCTTGGCCGCGCCCCCCGGAATCCAGGAAACTGCCATCTCTACGGTAGAACGTGCGCGTTTTTCGAGATCTGTTCAGGATGCGGTTCGCTCGACGATGAAACCAAGTTCAAGAAGCTGGACAGCGTTCACCCGGAACTAGATTTGAGCAATGACGCTCAATAAAAACAACAAGACGAAAGAGGTCACAATGGGAACCGAAAGCAGACTGAGTAAGACAATCAAGGGCAAGCTGGCCGTGGCATACCGCTATGTCATGTACGGCCCCGAGGGCGTGGGCAAAAGCAGCCTGGCGGCCGATGCACCGAGCCCTATCTTCCTGGACATTGACGACGGTAGCGCCGGGTTAGACGTGGCTCGCTATCCATTCCGCGACGAGGATGGCGGTCACGTTCCATTGACATATGCCGAAGTAATCGGTGCTTTGGAAGATCTGGAAGCTAACCCGCACGAGTACAAAACGCTTGTCATCGACACGGCGGATCGCCTGGAAGCGCTCATGTGGAAGCACATCCTCAAGCGCGACTCCGTGCCTTCCGCGCTCAACAAAAGCGGCAAGGAGTTCCACAGCATCGAGGAGTTCGGGTATGGCAAGGGGTATCAGCTTGCCGTCGATGAATGGCGCGAGCTGGGTCGGCGCCTGGACGCTTTGCGCTCGAAGCGTGGCATGACCATCGTCATTCTGGCACACACGCAGATCCGAACTTTCAAGAATCCCGAGGGCGAGGATTATGACCGATACAGCTTGCGCATCAACGAGAAGGCCGCCGGGTTTCTCCGCGAGTGGGCAGACACCACGGGCTTTGCTTGCTTCGAGGAAGGCGGATCGAAGTTGGACCCAGACGCCAAAGCCAAGGGCTATAGTACAGGGCGCCGTCTGCTCAAGTTGGTGAGGACCGCCACCTACGATGCCAAGACGCGCTTGGCGCTTCCCGAGCAAGTCGAGCTCGACCCAGATCATCCGTGGGCACCGCTGGCAGCCGCCATCACCAAGAGCGACGCGCAGACTCCGGTCAGCTTGGCGGCAGACATCGAAATCGAGCTGGCCAGAATTGGCGATGCTGACATTTCTGCCAAGGTCCACGAAGGCGTCGCCAAGGCCGTAGCAGAGAACAACAAGGGAGCGCTTGGCAGATGTCTGCTCAAGCTCCAGAAGACGAAGCCGAAAGAGGGAAAGGAAAGTGTGACCAATGTCTAACGTGAATGCAGGAACCTACAAAGCGATGGCCGTGCCGGTAGAGGTGAATGGCAAGACCGTCTATGCCCAATTTGGCTTGACCAAGGGCGGGGAGGGCAAAGAGCCAAAGAAGCAAGTAGCCGTGCAATTCGAGATCATCGAAGGGCCGGCCACGGGGAGCAAGCTCACTTGGTTCGGGTACTTCACCGACAAGAGCTGGAACAAGACCGTCGAGGCGCTGCGCTGCTGTGGCTTCAAGGGTGATGACCTTTTCCAAATTGAGACGCAGACGCTCGATCAAGAGGTGTCTATCGTTGTCGAGCCGAACACCTGGGAGGGCAAGACAACCATGCGGATCGCATGGGTGAATGCGGCTTCAAACGGCGTGAAGCTGGCCAACCCGATGGGCACCGATGACCTGCGAAGGTTCGCGGCTGCCATGAAGAGCAGAGTGGCCCAGGTCAAACCAGTGGAAGGGAAGAAAGCAGAGAAGGGAACCGCGCAGCCTACAACCGCGGCGGAGGAGCCGATTCCAGATGATGGCGGCGAGATTCCATTTTGATCATGAGAGCAGAACGCCGCCAGCGTGGAACCTGGCGGCACTGGGAAGCGGTCAGGGACCACGATGGACTCCCGTGCGAGGTTCGAGTCCTCGGCATCCCGCTGGAGGTACAATGAAAGTCATCTACAACAACGAGACGACCACCGCCGCCCAGCTCGTGGCGAAGCTGTCCAAGCGACAAACACAATGAAGAACCATCCGTTAGCAGAACTTTTTCCAAATATGGAGGGCGCGGAATTCGCGTCCCTCGTCGAAGACATCCGAGCGCACGGTCAGGTTCAGCCTTTGGTGATGTACCAGGGGAAGATCCTCGACGGGCGCAACCGCGCGCGGGCCTGCGAGAAGATCGGGATCAAGCCCAAGACCGTCGACTACAGAGGAACGGATCCGCTAGGGTACGTGCTGTCCCTGAACCTGGCGAGGAGACATCTCAACGAAAGCCAGCGTGCAATGGTGGCGGCGCGCGTTTCCGAATGGTCCAGCGCCGGAGGGGATAGACGCAGCGCAGATCAAGCGGCAAATTTGCCGAATGGTCCGACGCAGGCGGAGGCGGCCCAGAAGTTAAATGTGAGTGAGCGTTCCGTGCGCAATGCCCGCAAGGTGGTCGAGCACGGAACCTCCGCTCTCAAGAAATCCGTCGAGCGCGGCGAGATGCCAGTTTCCACCGCTGCGAAGCTGGCCGAGGCGCCAGCGAAAACGCAGAAGGCCGCAGTAGACGGTGGCGCCGCCGTTGCCCGCGAGATTGTCGAAAAGATCGCGGAGAAGAAGGCGGCGATTGCGAACGAGAACAAGGGCGGATCGCCCGAAGAGCCAACGCCTGTCGTTCGCATGCTTGGTCTTGAAGCGCCCCCGGAGATGCTTGTGCGCATCGAAAAAGAGCAGGGACTCATCGACAAGATGGATCGGCTGCTCTCGGAGCTGAAGCGTACTTTCACCGAATACGAGGGGATCAAGTGCGTTGTCGGGAAACTCGGTCGTGGCAAACACTACAGCAGCGCTCTCCGCGATGCCCTCGAACAATTGAACCTCTTGCGCAAGCAGCGTCCGGCCAGCCTGTGCCCACACTGCAAGTTGCTTCCAGAGTTGCAACCGACGTGCAATGTCTGTCGGTCGAGTGGATACGTCGGAGAGGAAGCGCTTGGAAGCGTCGAGAAGTGCTTACTTGCAGAAGGCGACGATGCTGGCGTGTGGGTGAATGGGAAATGGCGAACCATGGCCAGCATGCGCGGGGATGACTTTTGATGGCCGCGCAAATGGATCTCTTCTCGGTTCCGCGCGCGCCCACGCCAGCGCCCAGGATTGAGACGACGCCGACTGTTGCTCAGGTGTCGCATGGACATCCGTTGCGACCGTACCAGCAAGAGGCGGTCGATTCTGTGATGCGGATTGAGACGACGCCGACTGTTGCTCAGGTGTCGCATGGACATCCGTTGCGACCGTACCAGCAAGAGGCGGTCGATTCTGTGATGCGGGAACTTGGAGACGTTCGCTCGACGCTCCTGGTACTTCCGACCGGCGCAGGAAAGACCAGGATTGCCACCGAGCTCGCGAGCCGACGCGGCGATGACCGGATCCTTTTCCTCGCCCACCGTGATGAGTTGCTGGTGCAGGCCCACGCGAGACTGGCGCGCGACTGCGGCGACATCGTCGGGCTAGACCAAGCTGACAGAATGGCCGGAGACGAGCGCCTGGTAGTCGCATCGGTGCAGACCATTTCGCGCCAGTCGCGCTTGGAGCGATTCCGGCCGGACAGATTTGATCTGATCATCGTTGATGAGTGTCATCATTCAGCCGCACCGACCTACAAGCGGGTGCTCGACTACTTCGGCAATGCCAAAATCTGTGGACTCACGGCGACGCCAGATCGCGCCGACGAGAAGGCCATGGGGCAAATCTTCGATTCGGTGGCGTACCTCTACGAAATCGAGGACGCAATCCGGGACGGCTACCTGTGCGACGTAGTTTGCTCGCGTATCGAGATCGCTGGGCTCGACCTGTCCAGCGTGAAGACCACAGCTGGCGACCTGAATCAAGGCCAGCTGGACGCGATCATGAAGGTCGAGGAGAACCTGCTCGCTGTTGCCGATGCGACGATGCGCGAGGCGGGAGAGCGTAAGACGTTGGTATTCACAACTTCGGTCGACAATGCCAAGCGACTCGCTGAGATCATGAACCGCCACCGCAAGGGATGCGCTAAATCCGTCGACGGCAAGACGAAAATTGACGAACGTCGCGGGATCCTTGCCGGACACCAGGACGGCGGCTATCAATTCCTCGTGAATTGCGGGATTACCACCGAGGGCTACGACGATCCATCAATTTCGTGCGTGGCACTGGCGCGGCCGACGAAGAGCCGCGCGCTTCACACGCAGATGTGCGGGCGTGGTCTGCGCATCCATCCTGGCAAGGAAAATTGCCTCCTAATAGACTTCGTTGGCAACAGTGGGCGGCACAAGCTCGCCAGTGCGCTCGATGTTCTCGGTGGCAAGTACACCGAGGACGAAGAGGAGCTCGCGCAAGAGCTGGTCAAGAAGAATCCCGGCATGAAGGCGCGCGATGCTCTCGACCAGGCCCACGCACAGGCGGAGCGCTTGAAGCGAGAGGCAGAGGAAGCGGCGAAGCGCGCGGCCATCAAAGCCAAAGCCATCTACACGAAGTCGACCGTCAATCCTTTTAGCGTGTTCCACCTGGACGTTGCTCGCGAGATGGCGATCTCCGATAGGTTCGGCGGCCGGCCGCCGAGTGAAAAGCAGCTTGCATGCCTTGAGCGCGCGAAGATTCCGATCCCTCCGGGATGCACGGCTCAACTCGCCTCGAAGCTCATCGGAACGATGATCAAGCGACGGGAGGAACACCTGGCGACCTTCGGGCAGCTCAAGACGTTGCAGAAATACGGCGTGAACGACGTAAACATCAGATTCGACACGGCAAGCTCAATCATCACGGCAATCAATGCGAATGGGTGGAAGCCGCTGCCGTTTGCCAAGCTCGATGCCCTGTTGGCTCGCAACACTTCGTCCGCGCAGCCGTCGGCTCCAGTGCGCGATCCAGTGGTAGCGCCGTCCCAGAAGCCTGGCGAACTGGCGATGCTAGACAAGGTCTTCGATGATTTCTAGCCGCGCCGAGAAGGTCGCCGTCGCCTGGGCTGACGCCTACAAAAAGATCGGCGCCCAGGTCGATCTGTTCTGTGAGCGCCACGGGCCGCCGCCAAACTGCCTGGACATGATTCGCGACTACGCCCCAAACATCGCTGGGCAAATCGAGAAAGCGGAGCGGGTCGCAGAAGCGGCGTCGGTTGAATGGGCAAACGGTGGCCCAGGCGGCGTACAGGTCAAGATCAACGCATGGATCGATCTTTGGCGCGAAGGTCTGGAAATGGTGAACCTTGCCCGCTGAATTCCGCGCAGCATTGATCGAGGCTGGGCTTGTGCCACCTTCGACGATCCTCGCCGACGGTCGCATACATCGCTGTGATCTCGTTGGGAAAAAGGGCAAGCGCGGTGGAGCCTACCAGCTATTCCCCGACCTACTTGGCGGAGGCTTTCAGAACTGGTCAAATGGATCCTGGCAGAAGTGGCGCTCACAACAGCACCAGATGCCGCCAGGGGAGAGCGCGCGCATGGTGGCCATGATGGGCCAGGAACGCGCGAAGCGCGAATCTGAGCGCGCGGCGCTTGCGCTGGCGGCCCGGCAGAAGGCGGCGCGGATGTGGGGCTTGGCCAAAGAGGGATGCCACCCGTACCTCGACCGGAAGGGCATCTGTCAGACCGGAACGCGGGTGCTCGGTAAGCTCCTTCTCGTTCCGGTTCGAGACGGGCTCGGAGAGCTGCAATCCTTGCAGGTCATTCTCGCCGACGGGGTAAAGCGGTTTCTGAAGGGCGGGGCTATCGAGGGTTGCTTCACATGGCTGCGACGAGGAAACGAAACGGAACCGCGGATCTACATTTGCGAAGGACTGGCGACAGGGACCACCATTCACGCGGCAATGCGCGGGCGCCCAGTGGCCGTCGCGTTCTCGTGCGGGAACCTTCTGCCAGTGGCGCGCTCACTGCGCTCGGCGATTCCAGGCGGTCGCTTCACGGTTTGCGCCGATAACGATCATCGCACCGACGGCAATCCGGGCGTGAAGCACGCAATCTCGGCGGCGCTCGAAATCCACGCGCGCCTCGCGGTTCCGCGCGGGATGGACGGAACTGACTTCAATGATTTGATGATCGAGCGCGGGATCGATTGGGTTCGTGAGCAACTAAAAATCGCAGTCCATCCGAATCAAATGCCCTCGATGCCGCCCACGATTCAGGATGTCGAGCCGAGATGCCGAGGCGCGCGCTAACGACAGTCGACAGATTCTGGAACGGCGAGCGCCTCCTGAACGAGCGCGAGCGATGTCTCCTCACCGTGGTGGCGCTCTTCTTGGGGTCACTGGTGTGCCTGTGCGCGACCAGCGGCCCGGCCCGGGCGGACCAGGCGGCGTGCGTGCTGGAGCGCGGGTGCGGCGCCGGTGGCGAGGCAATCGCGCCGCTGGTGCGCGAGCAGGCGCACCGCTTTCTCCTGCACCCAGCTCTGCTCGCTGCGCTCGTGGCGGCGGAGTCGACGTGCCGGCCAGATGCCATCAACCGCCGCACGGGGGCGGTGGGACTCGGGCAGATAATACCAGGCCGCTCGGCCGCGCCTCGGCTCACCCGGGCCGAGCTGCTGGAGCCCCGGACCAACCTCGCAGCTACAGCCCGGCATCTGGCCCGCTGCTGGCTGCTCTGCGGAGTGCCGGGGGCTGCGGTGGCGGTCTACGGCGGACAAAGGCAGTGCCGAGCTACGGAGTGGAGTCGGCGGGTGCTGGGCCGGTTCGTGCGTTGTTGAGCCCGGTGGCAGCGATAGCTACGGGAATTATATGGACTCCCCCGTGAGGTAGGATAGCGCGTAAGCCCCAAACTCTCCCCTTGATCTAGTCTGGCTCTTCAGAGATTCTGGGACGTGGAGATCACCGTCCAGAACGTATAGGTTCTTGCCATCAATGTCAACGATTACTCATCAGTTCGTATGCTCGCAGCCCGACGGTCCCGACACGGGACTTGTGAGACCAGGTAACTGGAATGACGTTCACTCTGTTACGAACCAGATTAACATTGTAACCGGTACCACCACACTCGTTCTCACCAACGATCTAGTGAGATTGCAAGCTGGTGACTATACCGTTACCGTACCTCTTGCCAGCGGAACAGGAAAGCCAATCTGTGTTTGCCAAGATGGTGCTGGGTTCATTCTTCTCGAACCCAGCGAATCCGATACCATCGGAGGACTCCCTTTCATTAGCTTGGATGCGATAGGGGACGGTGGCTTTCTCATCGATGAAGCTGTTGGAATCTGGGGATGGATACCGAATAACACAAAAGGAAACCAGGGAAACCAGGGAAACCAAGGTTGGCAGGGTTCGGTGGGATCTACTGGATCTACTGGTGTCCAGGGGGATCAAGGAAACCAGGGGAACCAGGGTTGGCAGGGTTCGGTGGGATCTACTGGTGTCCAGGGGAACCAGGGTTGGCAGGGTTCGGTGGGATCTACTGGTGGCCAGGGGAACCAAGGTTGGCAAGGTTTGGTGGGATCTACTGGTGTCCAGGGCAACCAGGGAAACCAGGGTTGGCAAGGTTTGGTGGGATCTACTGGTGTCCAGGGCAACCAGGGGAACCAAGGTTGGCAAGGTTTGGTGGGATCTACTGGATCTACTGGTGTCCAGGGCAACCAGGGAAACCAGGGCAACCAAGGTTGGCAGGGTTCGGTGGG